CCGAAGGGGGGTACCCACTTTTAGTGTATATCTCAATCTCGGGTATTCGTTCACTAGACGATTTCGAATCTTCTTTTCGTCGATTTACAATCTTTACGATGACTGCAAAGTTATCAAGGAAGACGTAAGTCCTCTATTAGGAAATTTTTATGGTTCCATATATAGTGACAGACCAAGGAGAACTGATCCGATTGTTTCGTGATGTTGTAGGTATTGAAGGGCGAATTGCTAAACCAATCATAGATTTATTCTACTTTTGGTTGCAAAAATCAGGTCCAGAATGGACTATTGATCGCCTAAAGAATATAAAGGTATTATATCTTCAATACCTGGCAGGTAACAAGGACTGTTTAGTGCCTGATAGAATTAAATGTAAATCATGGAAGGGTTCGATACGTCCATGCGGCCCTTTTGGGGCTTTATGGTCTAAAGGAACTTCCTTTAGAACGGTAAGAAAGATGGTAAATCTATTAACTCTCCATTCGGGGGTAGTTTTACTAAAACCAACAAAGAAACAAATGAAGAAATTCATTGATTCTGCGGTTTTTCCCCGAGAATCTCATGTTGTAAACATGGAGATAAAAATACCACCTGAGATCGAGTACCATTATAAACAAGAATGGAAACATTCTCGTTTTGATAAAATAAAGAAATGGACTCGATCACGCTCTAAAACCACGTTAAGTATCAAACTTAATCACAAACAAGGGAATCGAACAGAACCATATAGATTCCTGGAAAAGGTTCCGGAGTGTAATTTATCGTCAGATCGACATCTTGTTGATTTTGTGTGTCTAGCCAACTCGCTCTTGACGGAGGAGGGAATCGTGGAGTTGCTTTGGGAAGCAACACACGACGTTATATTTCGGAATTTTAAACAAGTTCCGGATGTCATACGACTCCAATGTCTATCTCCTGATGCTCAAAAATATCTTACCATGTATCATTCTCTACATAAGGTTGATATACCTATAGTAGGTTCTATTGGTTTTATCCAAGAGGGTGGTGGTAAGTTAAGGGTGGTTGCAAATCCTTTGCGTTATGTACAATTGGTATTGTCTAAGCTACACAATTACCTTATGTTAGTAGCAAAAGCTTTACCTTGGGATTGTACCTATGACCAATTAAAAGGATTACGATGGGCGGAGGGTCAACTAAGAAAGGGTCGAAAGCTGTATGCTTACGACCTCAGCGACGCAACAAATACCATACCACTGAACGATCAAATTGCATATTTAATGCAAGTCGGACCGGTGTATGATCGGGTATATACTTTATCTGTTAAGTTTCTGCAGATAATCTCCCGGGCTCGCTGGATTGATCCATCATCGATGTTGGACATTAGGTGGCAGAAAGGTCAGCCACTTGGTGCTCTTTCATCGTTTCCTCTATTCGCACAGCTCCATGGTGCACGTATCTGTGATCTTTGCTTACGCAAAGGTCTTGATCCCTATGATTCTTTTCGAGTTCTCGGAGATGATGTCGTAGTTTGTGAAGAAATAGCTCAGGAATATCACGACTTTGTTGTGAATATCTGGGGCTGTGACATTAGCGAATCTAAGTCTATATCTTCGAGATGGGTTACTGAGTTTGTGTCAAGGATGGCTACAGTCAATCTTGGTATTATACGTTTTCCGAAACTCCCGTTGAATGGTGATAAATTGTACAGTCCAATTGATCCACTAAAAGTCTTACGACTTTATGGAAAAAGAGGCATTAAACTAGTACCAAATGAATTTCGATACTATGTCCAAGTAATTTCATCACAAAGAAGACCTATCGGTTTAGGTTACACATGGTCATCCAATGAATATGAAGGGATAAACCCCTCATACATTGCCTATCACTTAGAACATCTACGGAAGCCTTTCCCTAATGTGCTTGATAAGAAAGTTTTTATAATCAAGCGGAAGGGTCGTAAAGATCTACGTATAGAGAAAATTCAATCACCGTCAATAATGTACAATACCCGAAAGAGAGATCTAGAGATTGCCCTCGGGACATATTACATGAATGAGAAGGGTCTCATTCAGCCCGAAGAGGCGATAGGGTCGTTCCGGGCTCTTGCGAGCCTTTTAACGAAGCAACCTAAATCTATGTCTCAGAACCTCGAAAGTACTGAGGAGTATATAGATATGGATCTTTCAGGTCTACAATTACTGATTGACCATTATAATCAAAATCTGTTTCTGGATAGTCCTTTTATGGATTATTTGGAAACCTATATCCAGAGTGAGTTGAAAGGCTTAACATCTGGGGAAGTTAGAAACATGGAAGTTTCTATTTCCGGTAATGTTAAAGTGAAACCCGGTTTTGTTGGTTTAAGTCAGCTCCGTCGTTTTAAACGGCAGATTTCTGAAATAATCAACCGAGTGGTTTTGCTGTGGTTCTCATCCTCCATTAAAAAAGGTGATCACGATACATAATTGAAGTTCTCAACCATGCAGGTC